CCCGCCGCAACGCCAGTGAGGCACCGGCCGCCGGGGCCCCGTTGCAGCAGATGTGGATCTCGGCGAGGCGGGTGCGGACCGTGGAGTGCGGGTTCCAGAAGTTGAACGACGCCGCCCCGGCGGTCGCCGCGTTGGCCGCCGTGCGGCCCGCTATCCGATACATGATCTAGCCTCCGTAGCCGGTCTGGACGCCGCTCTTGGTGGCCACCAGTTGTGAGGTGCTGGCCGGGTCCACCGGGTCGTTCGTGGGGATCGTTGTGGGCGGGCTGTAGCCCGGGTTCGCCGCCGCGGCCAGCGGCTCGAGGATCTCCAGGGCGCACCAGGCGAAGTCGGTCGTGCCGGTGCCGGTGGGGTCGAACGTCCAGCCGACCGCGGTGCCCGCCGCCGCGACGGCCTTGTAGCCGGCGGCGCCGATCACCGCGGTGGCGTTGGCCATCGCGACATAGGTGGACCCACTGGTCTCCTGCTCGCCGGTGACGGTGGAGAAGTCCTCGCAGGCGAAGAACACCAGGCTGTTCGCCCGGGTCGTGACCAGCCCGGCCGGGGTGGTGTAGGGGTTGCCCGCGCCGCGCCCGTTGTCGATCGCCCCGAACGGATACTGGCCCTGCGTGACCCCGGTGATCGAGTACACCTTGAACGCGTAGTCGATGTTGACGTTGTTCCCGGGGGTCACGGCCACCGTGATGGTCATGTTCGTGGCCGCGTTCGGCAGGAACCCGCCGACCAGCCACGCCGCCGGGCCCCACTCGTTGCGCTCTGACGGGTAGTACCAGTAGACCGTCCCGGTGCTGTCCGACACCTTGATCGTCTGACCGAGCGATGAGGTGCCGTCGAGGATGACCGCGACGAGCAGCAGCCCGGCCGGGGGACTGAACGTGCCGCTGGTCAGAGACGGCACGGCGCCCGAGGTGCCGCTGTAGGCGATGGTGGGCGCCGCCGCGTTCACGGCCAGCGCCACGACTACGGCCCGGCGGTGATCTGAAAGCTGGTGATGTCCTCGATCACGCTGACGCCGCGGGTGGACAGCTGCGCCGGGGTGATGTTGGTGGTGCCCTCGGGCACGGCGAACACCTTGGACGAGGACTCCACCGTGCCGTCCGCGCCGACCCCCACGAAGATCCGGCCCCACTGGCAGCCGATGTCGCGGAACACGGTGCACCCGGTGATGGCCCGGGTGGCTTCGTTGAAGGTCACCGTGATCCTGATGAGCAGCCCGTAGTTGTCGGGGAACTCCAGCGAGTACGGCGTGCGCAGCACCACCGGCCCGTCACCCATGCGCGGTCGTCCCCCGTCCGTGTCCGCCGCTACCAGCTGGTCCGGCGAGACGGCGCCGGGGCGCACCGTGGTCCGCTCCCACTGCTCGCAGAAGCAGCACCGCCCGGACTCGGCCTGCGCCATGGTGTCGCCGAGCACCGGCCAGAACTTCCGCTGGCATGCCGGGCACCGCCACGGCACCCACTTGGGCTTCTTCCTCATCCGCCGCTCATCTCCTGGTAGCTCTTGTTCGCCGCCGTCCAGTCCTCGGGCGGGTAGGCGTCAGGCGGGGTGTCCCACGGCAGCAGCCCGAGCTGTTCACGCAGCCGGTTGAGCCGCGCCCAACACAGCGGGCACGCCGGCTGGTCCTTCCAGTTCGGGCAGGTGCGCACGTTGCCGGAGAACTGGCGGCCGCACCCGCCGCACCGCACCTGCGCCCACAGGGCTTGCCTGCCGCGCTTCTCGGTGTGCACGCCGAGGAGGACCGCGCCGAACCCGTCTGCCATCAGGGCGTGAGCCCGAACGTCGGGGTGACCTTGATGATGTCGCCCAGCGCCAGGCTGGCGATGGCGGTGACGTCGTCGAAGTTGGCGTAGAAGATGCCGATCTCGCTGGCGTGCGCGGCGGCGTTGCACAAGAAGAAACCGTTGATGGCGGTCGCGTACGCGCCGGTCGCCGCCGGGTAGGTGACCTGACCAGCGGTGCTTTGCCGGCCACCGGCGGCTGCCCCGGCCCCGGCGGCCTGCGCACCCCACGACGCCGCGGCGATGGACTGCCGGGCGTAGCCCCACGTGCCGATGGTGACCTCGGCGACGCCGGTGTAGGTGGACAGCACCGCGGTGGCGGCCGGGACCGTCGACGCGGTCTGCGAGGTGAACAGCCCGAGGTAGCTGGTGGTGAGGTTCGTGCCGCCGCGCGGGAAGATCCCGAGCAGCAGGTCCAGGCCCTCGGCGGAGAACGACTCAGCCATTGACGGCACCGCCGCTCTGGCCGCGCGCCGCGTTCAGCTGCTGCTGGAGGTCCGCCACCTGCCGCCGCAGGGCCGCGGTCTGGTCCTCCTCGGTGTCCTGCGGCCGCGGGTCAGCGACCCACTCGAAGTTCGCGGCCACGTCGCCCGGCGCCAGTGCCACCGCGTTGGTGACGTGGGTGCCGTCGTTCGGGTCGTACTCGAGCGTGACCATCTCGTCGAGGCCGTCGTCGCGGACGGTGACCTCGGCGTCCGGCGGGAAGATCCCGTAAAGGGTCCGGCCGGTGGTGTTGCGGTACCGCGTCCCCGGTGCCGTCATCGCGTCTCCTGCGTGGGGTCAGAGGGTGATGCGCTGACCGGGGTAGATCAGCGCCGGGTTGCGGATGGTGTTGCGGTTCTTCGCCCACAGCGCCCGCCACGTGGTGTGGTTGCGGGCGGCGATCCGGGCGAGGGTGTCCCCGCGCCGCACCGTCACCGAACGGGCGGCCGGGCGGGTGGTGTCCGCGCGGGCGGCCGGGCGGGCGGCGGCGGTGCGGGCCTGCGTGGCCGGGGGTGTCGGCAGGTCTGCCACCGCGCCGGCTCGCAGCGGTGCCGAGCCGCGGCGGGTCCAGCACGACTGCGACGCCAGCCACGGCTGCGTGCCGCGGCGGGACAGCAGCGTCAACGCCCGCGCGGTCTGCTCCTCCGGCGAGGCGTTGATCGGGTTGCCGGTGCCGCCGACCGACCGCCAGGTGGACAGGTCGAACTGGTACAGCCCGAAGTGCGCGCGAGTCTGCTGGTTGACCGCCCGCGGGTTGCCGGTGGACTCGCACTGCCGGATGTCCGCCAGCGTTTCCTCCGGAGACGCCGCGGCGGCCGTCGGGACGGTAGCCAGCTCCACCAGCCCGGGCCCGCCGAACGCCACCGCGCCGCCCGCCGCGACCGTGACGGCGCGGCGGGCGGTGTGCGTGGGACGCCGGTGGCGGCCGCGGTACAGGTAGCCGTTCATCAGCTCGGCAGCCCCCGCGGGGTGCCCTGGCCGCGGCGGACCACGACGACGGTGTAGATGCCGCCGGTGGTGGGTGTGCCGCCCACGGTGGTCACCGCGCGGATGAACCGCTTGTTCCCGCCGTCCCACGCCACCCGGTGCACCTGATTGGAGTTGGCCGGGCCGAGCACCGGCACGGAGCCGGAGATGCCGCTCGGATCCAGCGCGGTCCACCCGGTGGTGCCGTCGTCGCTGCCCTGGAACGTGATGGTGTGCGTGGCGTCGGTGATCGTGCCGGTGACCACGACGAACAGGGCGTTGCGGTAGAACTCCCCGCCCTGGCCCATGTCCACCGCGGCGCCGTTCACTGCGCCCGCCGCGCTCCGCGCCGCCGGGGGGAGGGTGACCGCCACCCCGGTGTCGTCGTACATCGAGTCGTTCAACCAGACCACCTAGACCTCGCTCGGAGCCGGGGCTGCGGTGCCCGCCGCGGCCTTCTCCTTCTTGGCCGAGGTGCGGCCCGGCGCCGTCATGGGCGCACCCTCACCCACCACGGGCGGGGGGGTGAGGGTGCGCCGTTCACCGGGGGCCGCCGTGGCCGTTTCGACGGCTCCCCGGGAGCGGTTGAACGGGCGGCCGGCGGCCGAGGAGTCCAGCACCTCCACGTCCTGGAAGGACGCGGGGGATGCGGCCACCACGGCGTCGGTCTTGCGGTACACGTCGCCCACGCGCACCACGACCTGCCCGCCGTGCACGAACGCCATGAACGGCGCCTTGGCCTGCGCCAGATCCTCGGACACCTGCTACTCCTCTCGCGCAGCCCTACTTGGGCTGCGGCTCCACCGGCTCGATCTCGTCGCGCTCGGCCTCGCCGCGGCCCAGCTGGCCCAGCGAACGGAGCCCGAGGACCTCGCCCTGCGGGTTGCCGAGCCCGGTGGCCTCCAGGAACGCGTCACCGTTCTCGTCGGCGTGCTCACCGAAGTGGCCGACCTCCGGGCCGGGCACCTGCTGCGGCTTGAGCAGCGGGTTGAGCCGGGGCCGCTGGCGGCCCACCCGGTTGTCCAGGCGGGCGTCCACGCCGAGCTCGTCGAACTCGGCGGCCATGGCCTCGGTGGTGCCGCCGGTGCGCGACCCGGTGCGGACACCGCGGTCCCGATCCGCGCCGGACAGCTCCTGCCGGTTGCCGCCGCCGTCGCCGCGGCGGCCGGTCTCGGTGCGGGTCTGCTGGCTGGCCGGGGTGGCCGTGGCGGTCTCCGCCGCCCCGGCGCCCTGCCGGTCCGGGCGGGCGTTCGCGCCCTGCTCGCCGGTGGACGTGCTGCGGCGCTCGCCGCCGCCCGACGGCTGGTCCTTCTTCTCGTCTGCCATTTTTCTGCGCCTCCGTTGCGTTTCCGGTGTCGGTGGTGTGGCGCTACGCCTGGAGCATGCGGAAAGCGCCGTCGTTGATGCTGTCGGCACCGTGACGGACGTAGGCGAGCCAACCGCGCTGGTTGGTCGGCCGACCGAATCCCGATCCAGCGGTGGTCTGCTGGAAAAGGTGCGGAATGAACTCCATCGTCATTCCGATGCGGTCGGCGATGACGTAATTGCTGAAATCGCCGATGATGAGGACGTTGTCGGCACCGGCGGAGATGGTGCCGTCCATGTCCTCGGCCTCGAGCACCGGGCGGCCGAGGAGGCCGGGCGGGCGGTCGTCGCCGAGGGAGCCCCACAGGTCGGTGCCGAACTGCCGGACCATGTTGTAGATGAGGTTGTTCGCCAGCCACGAGCTGCGGCGCCGGTACCGGGCGGGCAGCGAGCCGTGCAGCTTGTAGATGTCGCCGATGGCCAGGGCGGTGTCGCTGGCCGCGTTCACCACGCTGGCCGAGCCGGTGAGGGCGGTGACCACGCCGGTGGGCATGCCCACCCCGGACCCGACGGCGAACGCCGACGCCTCCAGGATGTCCTTGCCCTCGGCCATCAGGTTGGCCACCTCGGCGGTGATGTTCGCCGCGTCCTGGATGGCTTCCAGCGAAATCGGCACGAAGCCGTCCGCCTTGTAGATGGGGATGCTCGGCTGCGCGAATGTCGGCGAGTCGTCCGACACCTGCGTGGCCTCGGCGTCGTAGGACCACGCCACCGCGTTGCTCGACACACCATTCCAGGTGTCGCCGATAGCGACGACCTGACGGGCGGCCTGCCGAATCTCGTTGACCGAACCATTTGCCGTCAACACAACGGTCGGATCGAGCTGGAAAGGAACGAGATATCCGCCCGCGGAATCCGTGAGAGAAAGCGCGCGGGTGGCCCGGGCGATCTGCCGCACGGTGGCGATGGCCTGCCGCTCGCCGTCGTTGAGGGCCGCCGCGGCGTCCCCGGCGCGGAACAGCTTGGTCCAGCCGCGCAGGTAGTCCGGGTTCGACAGGGCGAGCATGAACCGGGACAGGTTCGCGTCCTCGTCGTCCCACCGCTCGATCATCTTGGTGGCGGCCTGGCGGATCGCGTCGTCGCAGCCCTGCATCCGCTCCGCGGCGCTCAGCGCGCGGGCGTGCCACTCGGCCGAGACCTGCTCGGGGGCCCGGCCGAAGGTGCGGACCTCGTCGAAGGCCCACGGGTTGCGAAACCGCCGCTCCTCGATCGAGTCGGGGTCCAGCAGCGGGTCCCGGTCGTAGCCGGCGCCGGAGGCCGAGCCGCTGCGCGCGTTGGCCATCGGGTGGCCGCCGAACGCGCCGCGCTCGGTGCGCAGGTACGCCGTGGCGCTCAGGCCGTCGGTGGTGCTGCGCACCGCGGCCAGGGCGGCGTCGCGCTCCAGCCGGCGCCGGTGGCCGTCCACCTCGGCGAACTCGCGCTCCAGCTCGGTGAAGTAGCGGTCGTCCTCGTCGGTCGGGTTCTCCAGCTCGACGATCGCGGACATCTGCGTCCGCAGGTCGTGCAGGCGGTTGATGGCCTGGCTGTGGGTCAGGGTCGGGCCACTCGGGCGGTCGCGTCCGTCGCCGTTGCCGCCGTCAGTGCCGTTGGGCATGTCGCCGCTCATCGGCGAGCTCCTTTAGCTGTCCTATGGCTTGGGCAGCGCCAGGGAGGTGTCGAGCACCTTGCGGTACCGGGCCTTCAGGTCGCTAGCGCGGGAACGACGCGTGGCAGGCTCACCCTGGCGGTGGGTCGGCGAGTGCGGCCCGGCTGGCGTCTCCTCGGTGCCGTGCGGCTCCCCGGTGGAGGCGGAGTGCTCAGCGGCCGGTGTTCCAGTGGTCTGCGGCTCGGCGGTGCGCGACGAATGTGCGGAATCCGCTGTGCGCACAGCGGCATTATGCATGACCTCGTCGGTGTCATCGCGGCGGGAAACGACGATGGACTGCGCGAGTTGCGCCAACGCCTGCGCACCGACGGGCTGCCACCGCTGCTCCGGCGTGCCCGGGCGTGCGCCGCCACCGATCATCGGTGGGGCCATCGCCGCGGCCATGGTGGCGTCTAGCTGCGCCACTACGTACGCCGCGTCCTGCGGCCGGGAGCGCAGCGCGCCGAGGTCCACGACCATGGTGCCGCCGCCCTCGCTGCGGGCGCCCACGGTGGTGTCCTTGTACGCGGGCCACACCACCGGCCCCGCCTCGCTGATCTTCACCTCGCGCAGGGTGCGCTTGAGCGGACCGCGGTCGCCGGCTCCCCAGAACAGCAGCTCGAACAGCTCCTCGCCCTTGAGTTCCTTGCCGTCCTTGTCCGTCCACCGCTCCTTGACCACCGAGAACCGGAAGCTCATGCCGTCCACCCCGCCGTCGCGGATGGACGCCACGAACGGGGCGCGCAGCCAGTCGTCGTAGGCGCGGCCCACCAGGTGCAGGCCGTGGTCGTCCTCCTCGGCCTCGGTCCACCGGCCGAGGGGCAACCCGCCGAGCAGCGGGTGGTGGCCGTGGTCGAACTGCATCTTGAGGCGGGTGCCGCCGTCGGGGTGCCGCAGCTCCCGCAGACTCTTCTTCGTCGCGCCCGGCTCGATCGTCTCCAGGAACGACCCCTCCCAGCTGTTGATCTCAGTCTCGGAGTTGAAGACCAGGCCGTAGCCCTCGATCGTCAGGCCGTCGCTGGTGTCGCCCTCGGCGCGGGTGTCCTTCCAGGTGGCGGTGCGGCATAGCCCGTCGCGGATCGGCTCGCCCCGCTGGAGCTGCGCGATGCGCTCGCGCGGCACGTTGTCGAAGATCTGCGTCGGGTCCTGCCCGGCGCTCCGCACCCGCTCGCACAGCTCGGCGTAGGTCGGCATCTGGTGTTATCCCTCCCGGTGAGAACCGTTGCTGGCAGCGAGCGCGGGGTGCGGGTGCGCGCCCGAGTACATGAGTTGACGGTCGGTGGCGTCCACGGACAGGGCGGCCGGGGCGGGGTGGTGGCCGTTGGTGCGGCCCGCGGCCGAGGCGGGTGCGGAGGCGGGGCCGTCGGCCGGGGGAGCGCCGGCCGGGGTGCCGTCGGCCTTGGTGCCGGGCGGCTGGAGCTGCACCGAGACCAGCCCGGTGTGCTGGAGCAGGGTGGGGTCCTCGGCCTCGACGGCGTCGATGGCCGACTCGGGGGTGAACCCGGCGGTGATGTAGATGTTGATGGTGCTCGCCTTACGGGCCTCCACCTCGGCGCGTTGCATGGCGTCTTCGCGCAGGAACGCCACATCGCGGGTGTCGTACCACAGGCGGGAGTCAGCGCCAGGTGGCGGCACCAGCGTCGCCAGGCTTCCGGCCACGTTCGCCCACAGGCTGGCCATGGTGAGTTCGCCGAACCGGCGCATGGCCTGCCCATAGTTGGAGTACGTTCCGCTGGATAACCCCTCCGACAACCCCACGATAATCGGGGGCACACCGGCCACCGCCGCGACCCGCGTTTCCCCGCGCCCTTGCACCGACCCGAAGTCGATTTTATCGAGGGTCGACCCGATGACTTGCACATCGGCGCCGCCACCAAGGAACAGGGTCTTGTACGCGTTCTCCACCCCGCGGTGCTCGATGTTCATCTTCTCTTTGAACTCGGCGAACACGTCCGGGGTGATGGACTCGTGCAACGCAACGCTGATGTTCGGGGTGGCGGCGTTCTCCCAGAACTTGGTCTTGTGCCGCTCCATCATCTTGTCGTTGATGATCTCCCGCACCGCCGCGGTCAGCCACGACTCCCCGCGGTACGACGCGTCAGCGGCCGGGCGCGGCGCGAAGTGCGCGACCTCTTTGGTGGTGAGCAGCGCGACCCGCTCCGGTGGGCAGATCTCGATGCCGCCGTCGTGGTAGGTGTAGCCGACGCGGCGCCACCCCACCACGCCACCGTCCGGCAGCGTGATGGGCATGAGGATGATCTGCACCCAATCCGGGCGCAGCCGCACCAGCTCCGGTCCGAACACCCCGGGCACGCGGGTGATGTAGGCGTTGCCGGCGATGTCGGCGTCTTGCATGATCCGCATCAGCAGGTCTTGGGTGGTGCCGCCCTCCCACGGGTGTTCCAGCTGCGCCAGTGCGGGGGTGCCGTACAGCTTGCCGCCACGGCCGTTACGCATGGCCTGGAAGGTGAACCGCACCAGGGAAAACGCGAGGATGCGCACCCCCATGATGGCGTAGACCAGCCCGTTGGACTCCACTAGCTGCCGTGCGTACCCCTCGAAGGAGTGCGCCACCCGCTCCGCCGGTTCGTGCTGCCAGTGCACCTGACTGGGCCCGAACCCCCACGTCTGCGCGCCGCCCAACACCATGTCGGACATGGCGGCGGCGTAGTCGTCGATCGTGATTATGGACCGGGCCGGTTCCGGCGTCGGTGCCGCCGCGCGGGCCTCGCGCCCCTCCCGCCACAGCTCCAGCAGGTTCGGCACCCGTTACCCACCGCCCCGCGTCGACCCCGCGGCAGGCTGCTGCGGGTCCGGCACCGCGGTGGGGAACACCGGGCGAGGCGGCGGCCCGGGCCGCGACGGCGGGGACACCTGGCCGCGGCCCGGGCCGCGCGGCGCACGTGCCCGCTGCTCACCCGACCGTGGCACGTCCACCAGCAACACCGCCCCGATCAGCAGCAGGACGCCCGCAACCATGAGCCCCCACGCCGCACCCCACCGCACACCCGCACCGACGGCCAACAGGATCGCACCCACCGACGCGAGAACGTAGGCGACCACGCGGGGGTTCGGCGCGGGAACCGTGTGCGGCAACTCCTGCGTCCGGTCATCCGGGCTACTCATGCGCGCCTCACACCCATTCGCCCCACGGCACCATGCCCTTCTCGTTCCCGTGCACCCGGAAGCCGTGCAGCGCCTCGGTGACCGCGATGAGCGGGGTGATGTCGGCACTGCTGGCCTTCTGGTCCCATGCCCACGCTTCGCCGAGGTTACGGGTACCTGCCTCCCGCAACGCATCATCAAGCACAAGCTGCCCGGCGTGCCGCAACCGCAGCGGGTCCGGCGCCCCGTCCTCACCGGTGTCCTTCACGTCGGCCACGAACTCCCCACACGCTTGCGCGTACTCCCGCGGGGTGACCACGCGGTACCCGCCCTTCCCCGGGCGTTGCGCCGTCCACTCGGACAGACCGGCCAACTTGAGGTCCGCGATCAGCGCCCCGGCCGGCGACGCCGGGTTCAGCAGCACGATCACCACCTCGTACCGCTCGCACAGGTCCTTGATCCGCGGCACCACCCACGCGGTGCCGCCGCCGGGCCGGTGGTCGGTCACCTTCACGTGCCAGGACCCGTCCTCGCGGCGGGACGCCGACGCCAGCGCCGCGGTGGTGGCGGCCAGGTTGACCTCGACCGCGAGCGCGATGCGCCGGGTCGCCGGCCGGGTGTCCGGGTCGGCCAGCGCCGCCCACCGCTGCATGTCGACCTTGCCCGCCTCCAGGTCGACCTCCGGCCAGTCACCCAGCCCGAGGCGTTCCACGGCGAAGGTCTTGGCGCCCATGGCCCGCAACTCGCGGGCGATCTTGCGGGTGCGCAGGCGGAACCCGACGCCGGGGTTGGCCGCGCACCACTGCTCAACCCGGGCGAGGAACGCGGCCACCTCGCGCGCGGAGACCTTCTGCGCCTCGGCGTAGGCCACCTCGTCGGCCGACCACTCCAGCCAGGTCAGACCGCCGAGGCCGTCATCGAGGTAGTCGTCGTAGCTGGCGCCGTCGTCGCCGCGGACCACGCCCTGGGCCTCGGCGAGGATCTCGGCCAGGGCACGCGCGCGGACCCGGGCCAGCGTGGTGCCGTACGGGTGCACGTCCTTGTCCACCGCGCTGCTCGTGTACCACAGCTGCGGGTTACGCACGGCGGACAGGGTGGGCAGCTGCGCACCGACCACGGTCTCGGGCAGGTTGAACGCCTCATCCCACACCACCAGGTTCGCGGTGAACCCGCGGGCGGACCCGCCGGTGCGGGCGACGAACCCCAGCCG